GCGCAACGACAATGCGGGTGAGCAGGTGGCATTTGCCCCCCTGAATTGAACGTGCCGCCTATGTCAATTACTTGCCCGCTATTTTTGGCGCAAATAGGGCAAGGATCTGAGGTTGACCACTCCATTTGTTCTAATTTGGCTGCTTGATATCGGGTGATAGCACCATACGACATTGCGCGGTTGGTCTCGGTAATTGCAATGCTTAGCGCCCTGCTAGGGGATCCGATAGCGTCATTGATCAGCCTTGCAGCACGTGTATCTGATAAACCTTGCTCAATACTGTCGGCCAGGGCAGTGCCTACTCTGTCGTAACCTGTCTGGTCAAGATCCTTGATTGTGACTCTTGCTCTGCCTAATAACTCTTGAAATGCTTTTGGCGGTCTGAGCAGTGTTGCGGTTGCAGCATCTCCTGGCTTCCAGTTATCCCAGTCAATATAATCATCTGAGGCTGCTTTCTTTGCCTCACGCGCTCTGGCTATCGCTTCATCTCCATACGCTTCACCCAGTACAAAACCCTCTGCCCAAGTACGTTGCAGCACTTCAAGCAAAGGCTCATTGTTAATCCGCATATTCAACATTGCCCACGCTCTTGCTCTGGCGCGATCTTGAACAGGGTTTTTTGAGGTGTTGGGGCTGGTGCGTTTGTAGGCAGCAAGCACCCGCTTAGCGTCAATCCCTTGTCGCAGCGCTGCTTGGATCTTACGCGCGTTGATTGCCGCTATGCGCACATCAGCCATACGTGCGCCTGAGTTCACGCCAGATACGCCTTTGCCAGCGCTTTGGCGGTGTCTAAGTCCCCGTCATACACGCATTGGTTCAGCGCTTCAGCAACAATAGGTTCAATTGTCTTAAACTCAAAGTCTCTGCCACGATCACCTTTCTTGGCCCACTTCATAAATGCTTGCACCTCTTTGACAGTCTCAACCGTCACTGGTGTTTCTGCAATCTCTGCTTCTTCAGGCACTTCAACTTCAACAGGCTCTTCAATTTCAGTTGCTTCAGATCCTTCCAGCGCTGGGGCTGTTGTGAGTTGAGCAGCGTTGATCAATCCGTCAGGGCTGAACAAGAACATACCCGCCCCGCTTATCAAAATTGGCATATCGGCCTGCGGTGTATCCAACAAAGGTAGTCCCATTTCGGATCTACGCTCATTTATTGTCTTGCCGCCTGAAGTAATTTCAATTTGGTTTTTGCGCGCGTTTTCTTCATTGTCCAAACGTGTGCTTGTCATCAGTCTCAATTCAAGTTCACGCGGCATACCTAAGTAGGTGTATGAAAGATTGGTAAGTGCTTTGCCAATCCAGTTTGCTAGTGGGCCAATGCCCAGGGCTTCAGCGTTTTCTGCTTGTCCCTCTGCAAATCCTGCACCGCCCAAACCGCTCTTTGGTGAAAATCCAATCTCACTAGGTTGCACGCCAAAGTGACCGCAAATTGACGTCACAAGATAATCGTCAAGTGTGTCCTTAAACTTTTCACCGTAACCGTCATTGGTGATCGGTACTAGGCCAGTAGGCAATAAGCGAGCGCGCTTGCGTTGCTCGGTTTGTCCTGATAAATCGTCATTGAGAATGTTCTCGTAAGCGCGTAGCAAATCAGGATTGTTGCCCCAGTCTGCTGTGGTTGTAAACATTAGGTCTGGTATTACGCCGTCAGTATATTCAGCGCGGATCCATTGTTGTCTGCGCAAGTAAATATCAGCCAAAGGTAGTGAGCGCTCTACTGGTGAATAGCCGTAAGTGCTCATTGCTCTGCGGTTGCGTACAAGGTAAGCCAAATCGTCTGAAGTAAACTCACCGTCAGCAGCAGGATCATCGTCATTGGCAGTAAACTCAGCGCGTGGGAACCCGTAAAGGATCTGTTGATAAGCAACGTCTGGTGCTTGTGGGCGCATACCTCTATCGTCCAGCATTGGCTTGATTGTGGAGCCGTCTAAGATTTGAAAACCGTATAGATCCCCGCCAACTGTTCTTTGCGGCCAGATAGCAAGCGCGTCTAACACAAGTGTCTCTTCTGCTGCAATCATCAGCCAATCTGAAAACGTCAAGCCGTTGCTTGGGTCTGGGTTTTCCCAAAATGTCCTGAGCCTATTTATTTCATCAGTATATTTTTGACGCGCTTTTGCCATTGCGTGTACGTGATCCCCGCCTGACTCTGCTGCAATCTTTTCTGACGCGTCTGGGGCTAGGACAATGTCCCAATCTAATCCAACAAGTTTGCTCTTTGTGACTTCAACGCAACGTCTGATAATGTCAATTTGATCTGCTGAGGCTCGTAGTGTTTTGAACGGGATAAGTTTTGTCTCAGTGATGTTGATGTTCTGCGCAACTTGATATTCGTAGCGCCGTGGATCTGGTCGCCCGTCATCGCGTAGCGGATTGATTGCCCCTGGAGTAATCGGCACACCTGGACCAAATGCAACAGGTAAAAATGCTTGACGGCCCAAAGGCACGTTGTTGCCGTATGACTGTCCAATAGATCCGTTGCGCATATCTTGCTCTGACATTGTTACTGCACCTGCTGGCAATGCGCGCTTTTCAATTGCTGTTGCGATTTGTTCTGCGATACGGTCAAATAAACCCACGTGTATCTCCTTTGTTGGTAGCCCTTAACCTACGGCTGGTGTAATGATAGCGGTTCCACACTTCAAGCACACTGGCGAAGACTTTGGGTTGGGCAAGTTGCAACTTGGGCAAAAGTTAGCAATAGCGTTAAAGTAATTCATCACGTTTTGCGTACCTAACAGATCCGCAAACCCCTGCACCATTGCATCAATCCTGTCTGGTGAGTCTGGGTCATCTGGCGTCCACACCGTCATCTGGTCTTCCAATTTGGCAAACTCTCCAATATGGTGAATACGTCCCTGTTCATACATTGCTGCAACTGGCTCAGCCCTCAAACGTTTACCCACGTGCGCTCGCACCTCACGGATTGGTAGCCCTAATCGGATCTGCCTCAATACTGCACTCACCATATCCCCGCCCTGATTTACTTCAACCAGGATTGAGTCTGCTTTCCACTCGTCAAAAACCGATACAGCCTTGCTTGCCCAATCCAACGGTGAACCTTTGAAAGAATAATCACCTAACACGTACCCGTGTCCCTGCGCGTCAGATCCCAGCACAACAATTCCTGTTTCATCGCTATCTTTGGTATTTGTCACTGCGGGATCTATGGACACTACTATTCTTGCCATTGCTGGAGCCTTCTGAAGCCTGTTCCGCTCAATTAGTCCTCTAGTCCACAATGCGCCTTCAACATCGTCTAATATCTCGCCAAACAACTCCTGACGCCCTAATCTGGTGCCTGCGTATCGTGCTTCAAGTTCAAGTAGCGCTGAAGGTGCAAGGTTTGCAGCATTGTCAAAAGTAGATCCACGCGTAATGCTCACGGATCCGTCATTGCGCCCTGCCAACGCTCTAATCAGCGCAGTAGGTCTAGGTGTTGTGGTGACAACAATGCGCGGCTTGTCTCCTAACCGCATACCAAATTGCAACTGATCCCACGCGTCACTGTAACGGTAAGCCGCTAATTCATCGCACCAGGCTCCGTGATGTTGTGGGCCGCGAAAACGATCAGGCTTATCTGCTGAGAATAGTTTTATTTGTGACCCGTTGTGCAACAGGATCTCACCCAGTGATCTGTTCCAATCTTTGAGCGCCTTGTATCGCCTCAAAATGTTCAATACCCCTGACTCACCCTCAACACAGGTATCTCGCGCGTCACCGTAAGTAGGTGCAACGATAGCCCAGCGTGTTTGAGGTTGGCTTACTGCTTCCCACGTTAGCCACTCTGCTGCTGTGCGTGTCTTTCCTGCACCGCGCCCCGCCATATACAGCCAGATATTCCAATCACCGTCAGGTGGTAGTTGCTCCTGTCTGGCCTGCTCCTGCTTCCAGCGCCAGCGTGACGCCCTGATCCATTCCTCTGAGGTTAAGGGCAATCCGCTCAATGTCGGCTTCAATTCCGCTTGCGTCATACGTAACCACCTCTGCTTGGATCCTGGTTGGTGCGTCTAGCCCAAGTAACTTTGCGCGCCTGTCAATAATCTTCAAAACAATCTCTGCTGACTTATGCACTGGTGGATTGTCCCTATCGCCTATTGCCTCAAACCAATACGCCCTCTGTAATCGGTCTAAGCGATCTATCTCAGCGTCCCTCAGTTCATCTGCTGGCTGCTGCAACGTGCGCACCATTGCTCTTTGGTAAGCCTTGAACGCTCCTGAAGCGTTTGCGTAGCCAGTTACCTCAGCAATAGCGTCCCAAGTAGCCCCTGAGCGCTTTAACTCCAGCACTCTTTTCTCTTTGTCTATCTGCTCTGGTGTCGGTGTTTTTCTCACGTACGTTTCCTATTCATCAGGAAAAGATTACATTACGCATTAGATCTGCGCCAGCCAAAGGTGTTAGCCCTGACGGGATCTCAAATGCTTTGTACATTTGTGCAAGGTTGCGGTGCTTGGTCTCTCTACCTTTGACCCAAGTAGGGTTTTGCGTTTTGCCTGTCAATAAAGATCTTTGCGCCCTGCGTTCAGCGCACAGTGCAGGCTCAGTGTTGAGATAAAACAAATGCAAGTCCCCGATACCCTTACACAAATCAAAAAAACGTGAGTTGGCTAGTCTGTCGCCCTCTCCATAGATGATTTCATAATCTTTTGCGATATTGGGTAGCCACGGTTCAATAGCAAGTATCGCCGTATTACCAAGCGTGTCTGTTCCACCAAATGCTGGTCTGAGCCAGCCAAGCGAGAGTGCGTCACCATACGGGGTATGGTGGGATCTGAATTTGATTGGTTGTTCGTGTTTGGCACTGTCTGTCCAATCTTGCGTAAATGCTTCAGTAAGTGTTGTTTTGCCCGATCCTGGCCCGCCTATAACGTAAATGATCTTCATTTTGCCCCCTTTGTAATCTGCAACTATAAACTGTCAAGCCACTTTTCTGCAATCGCAGGCGACAGCCCGTACCCGCTCCTAGCCAATCCTGAAAAATAAGCGTTGCGCTGTCCCAACTCAGGATAAATCGGTATGCCACCTTTGCCCTTTGCTCTCCAGCCCAGTGACATCTCCCAAGTTGCGTCAGGTTGCACGATACCCAAATGATGAGCCTGCTCTAATAGGTCTTGCGCTTCTTGAATAGCCTTATCAGCCGTTGCAGCGATTGAAGATCCGACACGCGTGACGCCGTTTATTTGCGCTGCTGAGAGTGATTTGTACGGTCTCAAATGGTGGACGCGATAGGGTGAGTAATCTAATTGAGCGTCAATGGAGATCCAAGTAACCCCTGCAAACAGCGTCACGTTACGCGCTAGATCCGCCCCGTATGCGCCTGTGCAATTCAAGATAGCGTCAGCGGCAATCTCTTTTGTGGGCGTGGTGACAAAAGTTTTATAGATCCCAACAACGCGCTCAGTTAGATCTGGCTCAACCAGTGGCAAAATCGGATCTACCAACCACCAATCCTTTTGCGTTTTAACCTCTCTGTCACGCCAATTTGATACGTGTGCTTCTCTTGTCCCTGCTGCACCCCAAGCCTTGTACCACTCCCAAGATCTTTCCAAGTCTGCGCGCTCAGATTTAGCAAACCACGTTGGCCTGATTGTTGCCAAAGCAGATCTGGACGCAGACTGCTCTGGTGCGTGGTCAATCAAAGTCACGTCCCAGCCCTTATCGCGCGCAATACGCGTGGCTGAAGATCCTGCAATGCCAGCGCCAACAACAATAAGTTTCATCGCAAGGCAATCTGGCGTGTTGTTCGGTAAATTGTTTTGCGGTTTTTGTCAATGCCTTCCCAGCCGTTCAACTCACCCAAATATCTATGCGGTAGTGTCTCAGATCTTGCTTTGAAGCCCATTGCCGTCAAATCAGACGGTACACGCAGTAATTGTTCTTGCATTTCGTCAATGTCTATGCCTACGTAGTAGCGCCCTTTGCTCATTGCGTAAAAGTCGCACAGTGAGGTCTCAGCCGTCTCCATACTGACCTGCGATACCTTGCCTTGCAGATAATCAACCACCTTTGCGCTCAGTTCATCTAATTGTGCTACATCTGAAGGTGAGTTGCCCTGCGGTAGTCCAGGAAAGAACAAACCCAATCCCTTGCGTGGCCCGCTTGAATTGGCGTTACCCATATCAGGCACTTGCAGGTTGAACCCGTGTGATTTGTACAAAATCTCTGCTGTTTTATACGCTGCCCAACGCCCGTTGCCAAACACGGTAATCAATTCATTGTTGAGTGTCTTCCAATTTTCAATCGGATCCTCAGACGTAGTTGCAGCATCAAGCCAAGCGCCCAAACAGCCGTGCTGCTCTGCTTTGGCGCACAATGAGTCCAGGTGTTGAGCAAATCGCAGTGTTGCTCGGTGTGACCTGCGCGGTTGCGCAATCGGCAATTTCAAATCCTCTTGCGCTGGCACAGTCGGTGTTGGATACAGGCTGAACGCTTTGAGTGCAGATCCCATTTGGTAATAACCCACAAACAAAAATGACAGCCACAATCCGCTATCCCTGTCCATTGAGTCTGCAAACCATTTTAATACTGGATAAGCGGGATCCATATCACGCGATTGAGTCTGCGCTTCGTGAAATTGAGCGTAATCAGCCCAAAGGCTCACTTATTTTTGCCGCCAATTTGAGGCATTGGTATCTCGCCCTTGAGCGCCCTTGCCATATTGTCTTCACGATTGGTTCTGCTTGTGCGCGCTTTTGAGGTCTCTACTGCAAACGTGAAGCAATCCTTCATACCGCGCAACGCATAGTAAACAATTGAATAGCGGTATGAGTCTGCTGCGCTAGGCGTCATTGGTGTTACTCCGTGGACATACTTGTATCCTGCAAAGAAAGTCACCCAGCCGTCCCGACAAGAACACGTAAAATTGTATTCAGGTAGCGTCAAATACCCGCCCTTCATCTTTCTGCGGATCACTGGCATTGCTGACCAAGTTGCAAAGTTAAAACCGTCACGGTGGTAAGGCAAGGTTGAAGCCTTATTGACCACTCCAGACGTCCACAGTGCGTCATCTGTCATACGCCACTCATCAGCCACATTGTTGTCTGCGAGCGCTTTTGCGTCTGCTGCGTAAAGTTCAGGCGCAAACTCTTTGTACATATTGGCAAACTTTTCAGCAAATGCAATTAGCACTGCGTGTTCATTTGGTTGTTCGTGAGCCAGTGAGGTTGCTCTGCAACTCTCTCGCTTTTGAAAGATCTTGCGTGGTGCCATACCAAAGGTGCGTGATTGGTTTTTCAAGCCTGTTGATTGTCGGATTGTTGTGCCGTAGTTGATATTCAGCACAGACGCGCGCAGCAGTTCAACCTCTTCTTCCATTGGGAAGTAAACAAAAATGATCTCTTCTGTGTCCTCATCTATCCAAATTCCCGCTTCAGTGCAGGTTGGTTCATAATCGGGGACAACAGTGCCTACCAATGCGCTTGCGTCTTCTTCAGACATAACGCGCTTGATCTTGTGTACTGGCAACTCAGATAAGTTCATACGGGCATTTCCTGTCTACTGCGTCTTCAACCAACTTCAAAATTGCTTCACCGTTGCTCACCAATCCGTTGGCAGTGCGATATTCAATTAGCGCGTCTACGATCCAAACGTAAATATCATTGTGATAGTCCAGCATCAGCATACGTGTAGCCTTGTTGGTGTATCGCTCTGCGTAATCGCTCAGCGTAGGTATAAACTGCGTACCTGATTGTCCACTCTGTCCTATGTCAAGTGCAGCAAAAAGGGTTTTGTGATCTAGTGTTGGCAGATCCTTCTCTTGAATTTCAGCCTTCAAATCATCATATTCGTCAAAAGTGTATCCAGATCCTTCCAAGTTGCTCATACTGTCTAGCAAATCAGCCAGCACCTTGTTGTCGTACTCACCCATATCTGAGGCACGGTTATCTATTGCAACAATCTTTGCCGCTGTGTTGTCATCTACGTCAATAAACACAACGTCAATTGTCTCCCAGCCTAGTTGCTTTGCTGCGCGAAAAGTGTGGTTGCCTGCAAGGATTTCATTATTGTTTTTGTTCACGGTAATCGGCTTGTATTGACCGTATTTGGACAGCGACTCAGCAATTAGATCCACGTTGCCTTTGCGTGGATTTTTGGCATATTCGTTCAGATCCGTTACTTGTGCCTTAATTATTTCCATTGGCACACTCTACGCTCATCTGTAATCTTGCGTCAAGTAGGTCGTCAATGCTGGCACTCAATAATTCCCGCTTGCGCCAATCCATACGGTTCCCGTAGACGTCTGTTTGCAGCATTTTGCTGGCGTGGGCCAGCGCCTCATCTATCTCTGCAATAGTGAGATCCGCTTCAATAGTTAGTGCCATACCTGCATACTACAATTTATTACGCCGTTTTTTTGGCTTGGGTGCTTCAAACTCCTCTTTGATCAAAACTTGATGCTGCTTTGGTGCAAACTCCTCTTTGATCAGAAAGTCTGGTTGCTCTGACTGAAACTCCTCTTTGAGCAGAACATCATAATTTTCAATCATAAAGGCAAGATCTTCGTGACCCCTGGAGCGTAAATTGTCAGCAAATCTATTCAGCGCGTACTGCACTCTTTCTTTGTCTAGTTTCATTTTTTACCTTTCTTGCCTCTGCGTAATCCGTCACGTGACTTTCCAAATAAAACACAGACTTGCCACGCTTGGTTTTCCACACCAGTTGCTTACGAAACTGCAATTGACGTAGGTGATTGAGTGTAATGTTTAGGCGCTGGGCCGTCTGTTCAGCCGACAGCCACTCTGGATCTACTACCAAGGCGCTGCTTCAGTCTGTTTAGGTGTGCGAGCGCCAGCCTTAATGATCTTACCAATTTCGCTGATGTTTAACTCCAGGCCTGTCTTCTCAACGCCCTCTTTGGTGTTGTAGGTGCTTGGCTTCCAGGATCCCTGTATCAAAACGCTATCGCCCTTAGATAAATTGTCTACCAGCAATTCAGACTTTTCACCCCACTGCACCGCTCTGAACCAAATTGTTTCGCCGTCAATCCAGACTTCACCCTGCTTTACGCGTGGCGTGTAGGCCAAACTGAAACTTACGTATGCCTTGTTGTTCTTAGTGAACTTGAGTTCAGGATCCGTCCCCAAGTTGCCCTTGATTGTTATGTCCATTTTCTTTGCCTTTCTCTAGTGTAATTATTGTACCGTCATTTTGTAATAAAACAATTGACCCGTCAGGGCCGATTAGTGGATATTCGGTTGTCTCTTTCCAAGAAGGAACCATTAGCCCGCGATCTTCAGCCCAACTTGGATTTGCGTGAATACTGCCTGTACTCATATTGTGACAGGAGTGATGAACGCGGATTAGGTTGCTGGCGCTGTCTTTGCCCCCGCGTGATTTCAATTTGCGGTGGTGCAACGCCATTGTCTCTTGCTCAGGTCTGCCGCAGGCTTCACAGTAGCCCTGAGCGCGCGCAACAACCAGCGCAACAATCTTTTTGTCAATCATCTTCATCGTCATCGTCTTCATAAGGAATGAACGTTGGATCTTTACTTGGTGTCCAATCAGGCTGCGGATATGGTGCAGTGCTCATTAGTACCAACCTGTTCCCTTTGCAGCCTTAGATAACCAAAACGCCCAAGCGTTGCAGGGTGTCTTGTATCTGTGGGCAATATATTTTAAGCCACGGTCAATTTGGACGTGTGGGTGAAGTTTAGGCGATAAACCCAGGATCTGGGGTATGCCACCTGCGTTGCGCCCGTTTACTTTGACAGGGTTGAACGCTTTGGGATCCCAACCTGACTCTTTGCCCCACAGTCTTGCCAAGCACACGTAGTGCTTTCTATCGCCCCAAATTGCTGCAACCTTGACCTGTGCGTATTGTTTTGGCGCCAGCAGTTCAATAAAATTTGTTGGAGCCTGAGCCTGACTAGGAGACGCAAACACAATTCCTACTGCAAAAGCAGCGCTTAAAAGGATTTGTGCAAGACGCTTCAGCGCTTAGCCAATCGCCAACTTTCTGCAGACTTCGCAAGCGTTTGTACCGTAAATCCAACTGCCGCATTTGCAGCGCTTAATTGTGTCCATTGTTTGGCCTTTCGGTTGATTTTCAGACAAGGTTTATTTTACGCTATCGCTACGCCGTATGGCACTTGAAAGAGTTTGCTATGAGTCTTACCGTTAGGCTCAATCAGCACTGCTTCACGCTCATACTTGGCAAATCCGTAATCAATCACCTTATCGTAGGCGTGAACCGCGTCTAAGGCACAATCATACATTTTGCTCCAGGTTACTGAACCGTCAGTCACCACTTGCAGCATAAACGCGTCAGGTTCAAGGTCTTGCACTCTATAATCAAACCAGTATTCATTGTCGGGATCTTTGGCCTGATAAATGTTCTTGATCCTTGCTGCCTCTAATCTTGCCTCTTGATCGGTGTTGAAATCAACGTTGCCTTGCGCAACAATCTTATTGACCGTGTACTCGTATTCCATTACGCCACCAACTCCTTCATCATTTCGTCCAGTGCTTTGTAATCCAAACTGTTGCTGAGCCATTTGATCCTGTCTGGAGTGCGCTCATCTGCCAACCCTTGTTCTTTAATAAATCTTAAATAGTGAGAATTGGCTTTGGGGTGTTTGCGCTTCTCCATAAACTTTACCGCTGCCGTGTAGATCCCGTAATCATTGTTTAGCCACATTGACACATTCCACGTCTGACGGTTTCTCCAACCGTTGTATTCAGGTTTACCGCTGTTGCCTTTTGGTTCATAACCTTGTACGCCATTCCCGTTTACGTCTAGTTTTGTTAATTTCATTCCTTTTGTCCCTTCAGACTCATATCGTGCACATCTGCACATTTGCTGCAAACCAGTGAGCGCACCTGCTCGCCATTATCGTGTTTGTACCAGCGATAGACAAGCACCCTTGCTGGCCTGCCGCACATCTCGCAACCAATCATTACTGCACCTTTGCCACGTTAGACACGCGCCCTTCCATACCGTATAGGCGCACAGCGTCATTGACGTCACGCCACAACTGATCCTTTGCCAAGCCAACTAGCAATGAAGTGCTAACAGGCAATTCACGCCCTGTAAACTGAAACAGGTTTTCAATCTCAACCTCAATCTCAACTCTGAACTTAGGCATTAAAGCACCACGCAATCAGCCATACTGTCAAAGCAGTAGCCCATAAAATCCTCAGTGGGTGCGCCCACTCCAACCCACCACACGTTGCCAATAATCCAGTACACAACATAGATCCCAATAAGAATTGCTACTGCGCGTACGCGCTTGCCACGCTTGGTTATCATTATCGGCTCCAGCCTGTGAGTAGTTGTTCAGTAATGCAATTTGAGCAGGCTTGGATCTCTTGCCCCGCCTTTTGTACTTGAAATAGGTGCTTCTTTAATTTGCAGATCTCGCATTTGTTTTTTGTAGCCATTATTTGCTCCTGCAAGTGTGATAACAAATTGGACACTCTTGATAGTTTTTATTTATGCCACCAAGAACAAGAACAGTAATGGTGTGCATTTGAACTGCGCAGTCAGGGCATAAATCGTTCATTTGCCACCCCACATTTGGGCTAACTGACGCGCCGTGATAGGCGCATTGGCTTCAGGTGTGAGCGCGTAGCACTCAACGCACAGGCTGTTGGGAAACATAGCCAGCGCTGGATTGACTTTGCTGCAACCTGAGCAGACAAAAGTATTTGGTAAGCGTGAATAGTTGTGCTCCATAATTTTGTGCATTTGAACATCTGACTCAACTGAGGATCTAATTGCCCCACCTGTGCGAGAGTCCCAACCGCAAGAACAAACTGCGTCCCAGCCCCAAGTGCCGCGCATTGTTGCGTTTGCTGGCACTCTTTCGCCTTGTGAAACACCAAACCACTTGATAGTGACCTTTTGTGATGTTGGATAGATCTTCATAATTACTTACCTGCCTTTGCGTTGATTGCGCGCACTGTTGCGTCTGCTGCAGCGCGGTATTCATCAGATCCGCACTTGTACATTTCTGTATATTCGCTTTCAGACATATCGTGTTTTGCGTAGCGTGTTGCGTCAAAAGCGCCGCGTATATCATCAGGCAAACCGCAGTAGTAAAGATCCTGACGTACTTCTGCAAAAACAATAGTTGGTACGCCAACGCGAGATTTGCTTGTATTTACTGTCTTTTTTTGATCTAACATTTGTTGCCTCCAATTTAGTAGGATCCGCTTTGGATCCAATAAAGAAAACCTATTACGTAAATTACATAAAAGCGAGACTATTTTGAAAGTTTTTTTAATTATTTTTTTACGCAACTTCAACCTGAGTTACAAAAGATCCTTCTGACGTGTACGCCAATATTGAACCTTTATCAGTTATCACGTATCTGAACTCAGTCCCCCAATCGTCACCACTGGCAATCAAAAATGGATCCCGCTCAGGGTTTGCTTTACCAATTTCTAGGTTGATTGGATCAATACCAATGCTTGACCAACTGGTACTCATAATTCTGCGCTTGGTCTCTGCAACTCCAAACTGCGCAATGATTTTCTGCAACGCAGGGATCATATGTTCTGGGTATCCGTCCCAGTGACAGTAGCGCCCAAACCACTCTTCTGTTGATGTGACCTTGATGTTGGGTTCAATCTCGTAGCCCTCTGAACCCCATACTGCGATAATTGATCTTGTTGCCATTTTATTTGCCCTCTTTCTGTGAGATGTTGTTGATGAATTTGTCCATACCTTCTGCTATTTTGCGCGCAGTCTCAGGCGTGTAACCGCTTGCCACTAACGCTTCAAAGTATTCAATGTCCATATCAGTTGCCCCCTGCGTAACGGTCTGTAATTTGAAATCCTTTTGGAATGTGGCTGTCGCAATAGTGCCCAGCCCACCCGCCTGCGCAGGTGTCCATTGCATATACGGTTGCAGCAATGCCGCAGTGTTCACAATTCTTTGCCATATTATTTGCCTTCTTTCTGTTAAATTACGAGTGAAAAGTTAAATGACACTTCAATGTCTTGGTTTTGCAGCAGGCGTACTACTTCGTCCTCTACGTCACTTGTTGCGGCAAATTTTCCTGACTCACGATTGAAGTAAATGTCGGCCTCTAAGCCGTCTCCATTGGGCGCAACATCAGTGTCTTCTAACACAAGTTCTGTGTTGCCGTCTTCTCCCAGATTTGATAATTGCGAACACTCGGTCTCAATCAATTCTTGGATCTTTTCAATGATCTTTTCTTCAATCAGCCCTGCAAGATCGGAGATGCTATACCCGTCTAATTCAATCTGAAGTTTTTTTACAACATTACTGGCCATTTTATTTGCCCCCTTTGATAGATCCGTAGTATTGCTGTTGTGTTGCTATTGGTGAGTCAATGTATAAATCGGCCCAAGTGTCAATCTGTGCTTGAGCGTTGCGTATTGAACAATCGCGCTTGAAGAAGTACATTACGCCGTCTGCGTCTGTGAATAGCGGTTTACGCCCAAAGTTGAGCCAGCCTGCTTTCTTGGCTTGCTCTGGATTTTTGAAAAACACTATTGTGCCGTCTGTACTATGCAACTTGACGCCACGGCCTATGCGAGCGGCAAACACGTGACCTGTTGAGTAATAAAACCCTGTTGATTGCTCTCCTGCGTAGGCAATGTTGTGCTCTGGATCCCAAGATCCAGCCAACGCAAATTCAACTTCACGTGTGATGTTCTCGCGCTTGATTGCGTCATACAAAGTAATTGACGCTGTGATTGTGCGCTCCATTATGCACCAATCCTTACCAACAGGCCTGCTGCAAACTTCTTGGCGCACTCTGAGCCAACTGGAAAACAACCCTGAGAGTCAGATCCGCCTAACTCAATCAATTCCCAACTTGTATTGACTTCAAAGTGGAAAGCGTTTTTGCCCAACTTGCGCCCGCAAGCAAAACAAAAATCTTGATCTATTGAATTTGACGCCTTTTCGTTAAATGGTGCAGCGTCACCCGCGTTGAAAACGCTTGTATTTACTGTCTTTTTTTGATCTAACATTGTTGCCCCTTAGATTTAGTAGAAACCGATTTGGTTTCAATAAGATAATCTTCTGGGACAAAACAATAAAAAGCGAGACTATTTCAAAAGTTTTTTTAACTTTTTTTTCAATTACTTTTCAACAATCTGGATCTCAACCCCTGGCCTATCGCCGTATATTTTTACGGCTCGGATCTCTGTAACTTGGGCGTCATCTTTGTACGCTATCGCCGTCAATCCGTCTAATACCGCGCGTATTAACTTATCCAAATCAGGCGGCACTGTTGGCTCGGATCTTGTAACGGTTTTTGGTTTTTGAAATACAAATACCATTGTCATTGAGATTGGTTGCGCAGACGGTCTAGCGCCAGCGTGTCTTCCTGCAATTGCGATTGCAGCGCGCCAAGTAGCCAGGGCTGAGCCTTGCGAGTGAAACACGTGTCCATTGACAGCCGACATTGAGCCCTGCGGTACAGGCTTGCCGTCAACTCTGAATTGGATCACACGATTATTGTAACCAACCCTGTGACTATAGCGTGTTGGTCACGCCCTTGTTGATCTGTGCCGTACAGATCGCACGTACCGATACGGTCAGGCGCGTCTACATACTTTACAGTCAACTCTTGATTGTTAATTACAACGTGATCCCCAATATTGAGGTGCATTGGCTGAACAACCGTTACCCTTGTCAATATTCGCTCCCTTGTTAGGTTGCTTTAATTGTAATTCATTTGCGTAATCTATGCCACTCAAATAAGCCCTCTGGGGCTGCTCTGGAACTAGCAAATTCAATCTCAACCCCTATTCAACCAACAGCCAAAACCTAGCCTCAACAGCCCTGCAATGCCGTTATCTGCCTATCTTCTTACGTAGTAGATCCTTTAAGTTTTCAGGCATTGGCACTGCAACCTGCCTTTGCGCTTCCTGTTCTTCAAGCCAGGCCTGATTTGCTGCGAGTTCACGCTCAAACTTGAGTCGCGCTGACTCAAGTTCCTGTGCTTTCTTTTCTTCAGGGCTTATCTCTCGCTGAGGCAATAAATCATCGGCCCAGCGTCCAGCGTTCAACCAAGTAGACGGGTGCGCGGTGTAAGTAGGGTGACGGTTGGGATCTTGCGCATACTGCAAAGCGCCAGCAATGATGTTGTCTGGATCTGCCTCTGTGATTGCCTTGTCCCACGCCCTTTTTGCTGCAACCTTACCTACCTTCAATGGATATACCTTCCAAAACAAATCAAAAGGTGTTTCTTTGGACGGTTCAATAGGAAGGTTCATAGGTCGCGAGAGTCGCCCCGTGTCAGGCGCGAGAGTCGCCCCGTCAGCGTTGCGAGAGTCGCCCCGTTGCTTACGAGTGGTCTGCAAGTCGCCCCGTAGCACTGCAAGATTAATTGTGTATTTATGCGGCCTGCGGTCTTCTCGGCAAGTTGCAGATCCGCCCGCGCCCTTTTGTAACCAAATGTAACCTTTAGCAACCAATGAATTGACTGAGCGCTGCACCGTGCGAACGCTAATACTTGCCTTGTTGCCTATTGTGACTTGACTAGGCCACGCCTCAGTCCCGTCATCACTAGCGTGATCAGCAATAACCAGCAACACCATTTTCTCCGTCAAGGGTAGTTTTGTCAGCCACACTTCCGACATAAGACGTATGCTCAATTGCGCTCCTAATTTTCTCTAATGAAATTCCAAATTCAGACA